CTAAACTCTTTCGATATTGCAAATATTAATAGCGCAAGTTACAACATCTCCGATACCGATAACTACTCGGTCTCCTTTAACTTCTAATACATCATACTCATCATAGTACATTGCAAAAGAACCACCATCATAAGTAGCATTAACAAGCACACGCACCTTATCGCCAACTTTTATATCTGCATTATCACAGCCTTCACCATTCGAATTGTCGCTTGATATAATACAGCCATCGTTGACCCAACCGGTTCCATCATTAATAAGATAAGGATTTACAGCACCCGGAATAACTCTTGTGATAGTCCCACTAGTAAAGCCGTTTGATGGTATAAGTCCATCAGATGATGTTGATGAAGCATATATTGTGTCATATGTCACGAAATCTCCTTCGTTATACTTTGTATCTGCATTAGACTGTGGAGTTTGCTCTGTTGGCTGTTCTATTAAAGGAAGTTCACCATAATAATAGTTCATATCAGTTCTGTCTGATGAACCATTAACAACACCATCTGATGTATATTGCCATATTAAACAATCCATTGATGGTTCATCTATTTCCCAGTGTGCAAGCCATCTGTTAAATCCTTCAAACGCTGTAAACCTTTCATCTTCTAAAATTCTGTTAAAATACTCCCAGTTAGCATATACTCCTGTTAAATATCCAGCTTCTTTAATTAGCTTCATAAATTCAATGCAGAAATCTGTAAGAGCTGCACCATTTTCATTCGGACTAAATCCGTGCTGTTCTTTATATCCATCAGCATCTTCCATATCAAACCATATACCAAGTACAGGATTAAATCCCTCAATCATTCTTAATGCGTGTGCTGCTTCACTTCTTACTTCTTTAATTTCAAGCGCATATGAATAGATATATACACCATATGGAATGCCTAATCTTTCACATTCCTGCATATTTCTTATTGCCTGCACATCATCCTGGCTTTCCACATCTGAGCCATATCCAATCCTTATCATAGCGCATACAACACCATCCGCCTTAATAGTATCCCAATCCAAATTTCCATTATGACTTGATACATCAATACATTCTACTTTACTCATTGCTTATTCCTCGCTTTCTTTTTCATCTTTAATATTTTCTAATTCTGCTTTCTTTTCCACCTGACTCTTAAGATTACTTACAATAGGCTGTAAAAATGGCGGAAGTGTAACACCTATATCATTGATATTTTCTAATATCGATATAATTTCATTACAATTTAGCCATATTGCCACTATACAGGCAACTAAAAATGTAAATGGCAATGTTATTCCAACAACATCTGCTGAATAAGAAAGGAGCTGGTCTACAATGACACCAACTCCTACTAAAAGCCACATACATATTTTCTTTGCTATTCCTTTAATTCCTTTATAACTATCAATCTCCTGATTTCTGAACTTTGAAGCTATAAGTCCTGTTGCATAGTCTATTATATTACAGGTTATTAATAACATAACAGGTATTGCAAGTATACCTAACGCACTCATTATTATGCTCCATATTGCCACTATAATTGTTTTCGCTCTTTCCATTTGTTTCCTCCTTATTTATATGTTTACTTTTATTTTAATTATTTGGTGCTCTAATCATCTCTATTGCCCTCCTTTATTTACTAAATTCTGTTACCAGCTCATTTAATTTATTTTCAAATTCCGTTACATCTTTCGTATATGTTGCCTTATTTGCTATATATGCCTGCGCATTAGCTATGTTGCGATTTATAGACAACCCTCCATTTTCGGAGATTGTAGCATTCATATACATAATGTCTGTTGCTACTCCATTCTCTTCTACACTGCTTGTTCCATTTAATGTTATAGATTTGTTTACATTTAACATTTTTACCTCTTTCTACCACTCCTGTGGATTTTATTAATATTATTTTTATACCCAGCTTGCACTTCCCCAATGGTAAGAAGCAATAATTGTATGGTCCACATATATTCTCAAATATGCACCATCCCAATCAAGCCCAATTTCATTTTTCGGTGTTCTGTTAAGAACTGCACCACACCATCTTCCCCAGGTCGAATGATAAAGGTTAAAAGCATTGGTTCTTATTCCACCTATTACAGACAAAGCACAATCGTTATAATAACTTGTACCGCTATTACATATTTGCACATATCCTTTTCCTATTTTTGTATATGCCGTGTTATTTGGCTTATGCCATAGCTCAATTCCATCTCTTAACACGCTTACTTCTAATCCAGCTAAACCATACATTTTTATTCCTTTACCACTTTCAACATTAAAGCTCATTTCTCCGTCATTGGTGACGTGCCATAATGAATTTAACGTGGAGGGCGAAGCCCCTTGCGTAGCTCCTTTTTGAATTGAAAAAATCCAATCTCCAGTATTTTTAGACCCTTGAATATACACACGTCTTAAATATCCGTCTGGAGCAAGATAATCATTTTTAAACGCTTCGCTGGTTATGTCCCAACAGGCTATTTTCCCACTTGTGCTTGTAATACCTCCTGTACTGGATATTTTAAAATACTTGCTATCCCACGTTCCTGTTGCAAGGTTAAGCATCATTCCCGTGCTGTTCGCAACATAATTAGAGCTTTTAAGCACTCCAGCTGTAACTGTCCCCAAATCTGCGGATATTGCAGACAATGTAGATACACTTAACTCTGCCGCAGTAATCGTGTTAGAGGCTATCTTACTAGCTGTTATTGTCTTAGAAGCTATCTTCGCGGCTGTAACTGCATTGGCAACAATCTTATCTGATGTTATTGCATTTGCTGCTATTTTTGCCGAAGTTATAGCACTAGCTGCTATTTTATCTGCACTAACTGCACTTGCCGCTATCTTTTCTGTTGTTATTGCATTGACCGATATCTGTGTTGCCGTAACACTGCCTGTATATATCTTTCCGCCGTTAATCAGGGTTTTATTATTTGCGGCACACCAGCTTGCAATTGTAGAACCTTTAGCCTCCGCATAATCATTCTTTGGCGATTGGGTAGGTTCAAGATACACTGTATATGACGTGTTTCTTGCTATATTAGTTTTAACAGTATATATTGTTACGTAACTTTTATTAGGCGTATAAAGGTAATATCGTGCCCCACCACGCAACATAAAGTATATCTGGCTATGTTGTTGTACCTGCCCTACAAACGCAGGCATTTTATTACAAAAACGATAATTATTCTCCTCCAAATAACCAGCGGCATCTGTTGTTCCCCAGCCACCTGCTAATACTCTTAAAATAAGATTGCAAGTAAAACCTTGATTATGCGTAGACCATACAGGTTTAGAACCGCTATTAAGCTGAACATTACATTCATAGTTATATAAACCGTTATATGGTATAGAGGGGCTTATTAATACTGGATAATATGTATCCGTATTATATTTTGCGTCTCTTAAATCTACAGTTATCTGATATCTTTTCTTGGCGGCGGCTATATCATTCTGCGTACCAGCATCCAGTTTTCCGATTACAATCGAACCAGAAGCTATTCTGTCTGCGGATATATAGCCGCTTGTAATCTTTCCTGCATCCATATTGGCAATCTTGGCATTCTGTATTGTTGCATCTGCTATTAAGGCGTTGGTTATAGAAGCATTCGCTATGGCATTGGTTCCAAACTGCCGCAATACCCAGCTTTTGCCATCGAAGTAATACATCTTATTAGAATCTGCTGTATTAAACCATATATCATTAGTTTTTCTATCTTCAACAGAAGGTGCCGTTGTCTGATAAAATACTGTATTCTTGCCATCTGCTGTAAGCTGTGCTCCTTCCGCAGTCTTAGAAGCCGCCGCTGATAAAAGTTTAGCCGCTTCCGCCGTGCTTAATGCACCAGCCGCATTTGTATTAGCTGAATCTGCCTTTTGTGCTGCATTTTCTATATCTTTATCTGTTGTATTCATCCAGTCTGTTACATCTGTTCCAAATTTGGATGTATCTATTGCTCCTTCAGCTATCTGCTTACCATTAATTGTTCCTACCGTGATATTGGCAGCCTTAAGGTTTATTACCTCGATGTTAGCGGCATCTATAGTTCCACTTGTTATTTTATTAGCAGTCAAATCTACTATCTTTGCATCTGTTATGCTTCCGTCTGCAATCTGAGCTGTACCAACTGCACCTGTGTCTATCATTGCTGTCTTTATAGAGCCAGCTTCGATGTTACTAAGCTTTATGTTAGCGTACCTTAAATCTGCAACATCTGCTTTAAGATAATTGGTCTTTATATCAATTATCTCTGCATTTACGGCATCAATTTTCTCTGCTGTAACAGTATTAGCCTTAACCCAGTCAGCATCAACTTTCTTTGCTATTAATTCCTTTGCCAATATCAAATCAGAATATATTCTCTCATTCTGTTGTGTTGTCGGTCCCTTGAAGTCCATTTCGGTCTCTACTTCTGTCTTTCCATAAGATGTAACAGTCATAGCCATACCGCCATCATATTCCTGTACCAAATTCATAACCGGTATTTTATATTCACCAGTGCCGTCATTGGCAGTTATAACATCCCACGGATCCAGACGTATGTCTCCAAGTGTCTTTAATGAAGCTCCTCTATATGTAAACCCTTTAATACTTTGATATATCTGGCTTAATCTATCTGCTGTCATAAACGGATTGGAAAATGTTATGCCAAGCTCTCCACCGCCCTGCGTTAATTCAGTCTGGCTATCGACATTACAGTTTAAATAATCCAAATGAAAATCACTTTCATTATGTTCAAGTGATATAATTCTTGCTTTACCTACTGAATATTCACATTCTTCATACCACTTAATAACAATAGTTCCAGTTCTGTCTACACAGGCAAAGCCCCCCTTTAACGAAGCTATATAGCCTATCATTTCCCTGTATGTATATCCTACGGGCTTAGTCTGTATCATTATGTCATCCAGACTACTTACGTCTGCTGGAACACCACAGCTTGTACTTATCTCACTTAAAACCGAAGCAGCACTTGCTGGATATATCAGATTGGATATATATAGTCCTGTAGTCTTCATCATTCTGTCATATGCTGTAAATGTCGTTGTTGCCTGATCACTTTGTGGGCGCTCTGCTGTAAAAAAGCCAAGTGGAATATATTCATACTTTCCACTTGGCAGCTTTAAGCCTATCTCTACTGGTATCTCTGTATTTTCAAATAATTCGTCTATCTTTTTAATAGTAATTTCTATCTTTGCAGATACAGCCGCTCCTAGCTGTAAAGCTTCATCAGCCGTACTTGATGTTTCATAGCTCAATTTTTTGAACTTGGAATTAAACCACCGGCCATTAATCTTAAGCCTTGCCTCAAAAGTCCTTGATGGACTTCTTATTGTTTCTTTAAAAGCTTCTGTTACGTTGTTATACATATGTTTACTCCTGTATCATAAACTCTATTGCTGTAATATCTTCTAATGTAGTTCCATCATATCCCTCTGCATCACATTCATTAACATCTTCCAGCTTAATCATATGCACATCAAGTTCTGTTTCAATGTTATACATATCATCAATTTCTTTAATCACCTCCTGCTCCTTGTCTTCTGCAAACTTGTAAGAGCCATCTTCTACGACTGCATTTCCATTTTCATCCTTTAAAGCATTTTCCTTTAATAATCGTGTTCTTTCAGCGTTATATACCTCTAATTCTGCCAATAACGCTTTAAGATTTTTAGCAATTGCATAATTGACCTTAACTGGCCAATGTTTCTTTGAATTCTGTAACTTCTGTAATTCTGCTGCACATCTGTCAATCTGTTTGATTGTAAATTTCATATTATAAATCTCCTTTATTGTTGAATAATAGATACACTTGCACTTCTGTAATAGAAAATACCATCATCAAGCTCCCCTATTACTTCCTTGCTTAGTGTACCTCTGTAACTTGTTATTGTTATATCCTGTCCATCATCATGAAATGTTATTGGGAAGAATCCGGCAACAAGCTTATTCTTAATAAGAACCAGCTCATCTTCCTGAAGAACTCCCCAGGATATAGATAAGGTCTTCTTTTCAGCAACTACATCACCTAACATTGTTCCGTCAAGTGCTCGTCCTGTTGAAGAAGACCATATAATCTCATCATCCACTTTGATGGACACAGGAGCCGTAAGCTCCTGATTGTCACATCTTAGTATCAATTCATCACATCCTTGTTAAGTTATAATCTCACATTTTCCTGTCTGCTTTGTATGCTCGTTAATCTTATCAACTACATACTTCTTAAGGCTCTTTCCATCTAGCTGTATATCAAGATCTAATGTTTCCAGTATCTTAAGGATCTGCTTAAGAATACTTATAGCTTCGGCTAACAGTTCAGCACTGGATGCCATAGCTGCTGCCTTCTGTGCCATATCGATAAGCTTATCCTCTGGTGCTACAACTTCTCCCTGGTGTTTATTATCACCAATCATTGCAAGCTGTGGTGTGTTTGGCTTTACATATCCACCTTGTGCAAGGTATGGAACATTGCCAAAACCAACTTCCGGTAAATCAAACCCGAAATGGTCACCACCTATAACCGGTACCCAGTCAGGCACATCAAAACTCAAACTATTTACCTTACGAACCATCCAGTTAATACCACTTTCTAATCCGTCAAGCATACCATTTATAAGTCCGATTACCATATTAATAGGTCCTTTGGCTATATCTGCTATCAAAGAGAATATTCCACCAAATGCATCAACTATACCTTCCCAGGCTTTTGACCAGTCACCTGAAAATACACCAGCAATAAAGTCAATCAATCCACCAAATATCTGCTTTACATCACCAAATATATTGGAAACATTATTCAAATAAGCATTCATTATATTGCCTATAAAACCGAAACTATCAGAAAAATCTATGTTAAAAATATTCTGTAACCAGTTATCAAATGAAGAAAATGCAGACTTTATATCCTGCCATATGCCTTTGAACCAGTCACCTGCTTTGCACCATTTATCAGTAATCCAATCCCAACATTTTCCTGCTGCATCCTTAACTACATCCCAATGTTTTACTAATTCGTATATAGCAACTCCTAATGCTGCTAAAGCCACTATAACTAATGTTATAGGACTTGTTAATACGGACATAGCTACACCAAATGCTGTTGTAGCGGCTGTGGCTAACCAGGTAGCGGCTGTATGTGCTGCTGTCGCTGCCGTATCTGCTATTTTAGATGCCGTTGATATTCCCCATTGTATGGCCTGAGAAACTAATTCCTTTGTCGCCAATGCCATATTTACAATAAAATCTTTTATTCCTGTGGTAACATCTACAGCTTTATTTTTTGCTTTCTCTGCAGTATTCTTTACCCACTCTATTGATTGAAGTGCCAACTCCTTAGTTGCCTTTGCCATATCAATAGCCAGGTTCTTAATATTTCCGCCTATATCAACAGCTTTATTCTTAGTCTTCTCAGCAGTATTCCTTACCCATTCAACAATATCATCTTTCAATGCTATAGTTGATGCTTTAATATTAGTTACTAAGTCCTTAATACCTTTTACTGTATCTGATTGCAGGATATTTACCTTAAACCAAGTAGTATAATATATTTCAAGCTTTGATATGGATTGTATAATGCTTTTAACAAAATCTTTTGCATACATAGCACAAAGCTGAATTGTTTCAAACTTATCAGCTATTTTTGCTAATGTACAAGCATGTATTGCCGCTTTCATTTTATTTATAATTCCGACAACACCGCCAGCATTCATAAGAAATTCGGCTAAGTCTACCGCTTTCCAAGCTGCTGCAAATGCTCCTATTGTTATCACTATTGCATCAAATGGACCTTGATTATTCTTTATCCAAACAGATATACCCTCTAATGCAGATGCCAATCCTTTCAGAACATCAACAATCACTCCACCAGTCCAACTCGCCACAGGCTCAAGTAAATTATCCCAAGCCCACATCCATAATGGCTTTAACGCATCTAATGCACTATTTAGTACATCTAAACAACCTGCTAATACATCAAGAAATGCCGGAAGCAAATCCTCTATAGTCCACTTAGCTAAAGGAACAAATATATTGTAATAAGCCCATTCCAATCCAGCGAACAACTTCTCTGTTAATGGTTGTGCGGCTTTCTTGAGGTTATCAAGAGATGTTATTAAATTATCAAAGGATATTGCTTTAAGTGGCTCTAATGCCTTCTTGACTTTATCTGCCATATCAGATATTGCACTAGAAACATTAGATGTACTTCCACTCACATCTGGTACAAGGTCAACGCTTCCGATTCCTGAAGATGTTCCACCTGAACTACCGCTTGAATCAGAACTATCATCTGTTGGCTCTGTAAGCTTATTTATCTGGTCAAAGCCTGCAAGGGACTTCTCAATATCCTTTGCTGTCTTCTTAGCTGCATCTCCTATTCCACTTACATTATCTGCAGCACCTCCAGCATCATCTCCTATGCCTGCTATATCAGCACTTATACTTCCCATAGAGGATGATATATCGGCACCTGTAAGCATCTGCACGAAACTAGCAAATCCATCTGCCACTTTCTGCAGTCCTGCAAGCAGACTATTAAATCCACGCAGAATAGGTGTAAACAATGCTATGAAGCCTTTACCAAGGCTAGCCTTTAACTGCTGAAACCTTAATGTAAGTATTCTTGTCTGATTCGCCCAGGAATCCTGTGTTTTAACAAAGTCTCCTGTGGCATTGGACAAAGCACTTGTAACGTACTGATAACGCAGCATTACTTTTTCCTGCTCTGTCATCTTGGCTGTAGTTTTACCGAAGCCGTTATTAAGTGCATACTGGTCTAAGTTAGTCTGAGTCATAATCACGCCCAAGTCCTTGAGCGTTTCAGTCTCACCAGTCCAGATAGATTTCAGCTTTGTATATGCTTCATCCGTACTAAGATTGTAAAATGATGCAACATCACCGGTTAATCCTGTGACATTTTCAGCCATATCAAGTGCCGCCTTACCTGTAATACCCATAGCATTACTCATCTGGCCAAACACACCCATGTACTTCTTAGCCGATAATTCCGATAAGCCAAAGTTAGTCATAGCATTGGAAGCCCACTGGTCTGCCTGCCAGCTTAAGTCCTTAAATGCTGTATCTACGACATTCTGTACTTCTGTTACATTAGAACCTACTTCTATGCAATCTTTCGTAAACTTAGTAACTGCAGCTATACTTAGTCCTGCAGCTATCTTCTTACCAAGCCCAGAAAAGATAGTTGTTGCCTGCTTAGCTGCCTTATTAGAAGCTCCTGTAAGCTGATTAACTATCTGTGAACTATCTATTCCAAGTTCCAGAGCTATCTGACCTACTGTATCTGACATTCGCCCTCCTTTCTGACACAATTAAAAAGCTGCCTACTTCTTTGAGTAAGCAGCCTTAAAATCTCTTTGTAATCGTGTCCAATGTTCTATATACTGTGGTGTTCCTACCACTCTCTTATTACGTTTCAGAAGCCAGTCATTGTGTATCTTCTTCTGTTCCTTAGTAAAGTTCCTTATGACTTTCATATCTTTTTCTGCCCTTATGCTCACCACTCTGCCAAGCGGTGTCTCTGGCATTATTCCTGACAATAAAGAACAAAATTCCGCCCAAGACATATCATCTTCCGTTCGCAATCGTATGCCATACTGTGACAGGAAGCTTGACTCTATCAATTCCCAGTCATCATATATGTCATAATATATTTCACTATGAGGGTGTATTCTCCTCTCCATATGTGCCTGTGGCAACACCCATTATTGCATTATACATTTCCTTATATTCTGGAAGCGGTAAGTCCATAGCCTCAATCTTATCTGCTGCCTCTTTGCCAATAAGCATTTCAAGAGCCTTTGTTATAAATCCCATTCCGTTGTCACTATCTTTCTTCTTTTCAGCCTCAGCAGCCATAGCCTGTACATTAAGAATTGTGTTCTTTCTGTTATTCACAGTTACCACTAAGTCATCAGTAATACGAACCATAGGTAACTGGTTTGTAATCTTCATTGATATGTCTATTACTTTAAAATCTGTCTTTGCCATTATTCAAATTCTCTCTTTCTTTTTTATTCTGTATATGGAATATATGTTGGTTTTCCATCGCTCTGTGCTTCCCATTCGAGTGCATCAATGCTTGTTGAGTCTCCTCCAAGGGAAGTTACATTTATAACTGCTGGGATAAGAAGCTGGTCAAGGTTTGGGAAAATAATTGAAACCCAGGTATTGCATTCCTGTCCTGTCTTTAAAGCCAGGCTTGCGATATAATCATTACCTTCATCACCATAATTACGCTTACCACCCATAGTCATACCCAATGATTTACCTGTTGTAAGTCTTCTTGTCCAGCCTGCCTGATCCATTGGATTCCATTCTTCAATTGTTCCATCTACGGATATGCTTAAGCTCTCTGCATCTTTTACAACCTTTGTTTCTACTGTTTCCGGTGTATCTGTGCTCTTTCTTCCTGTTATGCATACACCGAACTGAATTGTATGCACCGGATTAACGCCAGTAAGAGGTGTTGCCCCTGCATTATATCCAGCTAATTTAGTATTCTGTGCCATACCTTTACCTACCTTTCATAATAAATATCTAATTCTATTACACTCTCAAAGATACCTTTATCATCTGTCCCTACATCCACAGGTCCATCAACCTGCATTTTATTGAATAGCAGCTTTGTATCATTGATTATTTTATTGTTGGTGTCTCTAAGCATATTATAGAGCTGTTCTGCTGCCTTCTCGGTGTCTCTGACACTTGTATTCCAATGAACTAATATACTTATAGACTTAATACGATAAGAGCTGTTATTTAAGCCTCCTACAGCAGTCTGTGGTGGTCTTTGTCTGTTAAGATTATATACTCCTATGCTCTTATCTTTTTTATTGTCAAGCTTGCCGCAATATACATTATTATTGTCTGCAATGCCAAGACCTGCTATATAATCTCTTACATCACCTATTCCTAACATCATAACCCCGCATTCTTCTTGTATAACTTAGCAAACGTATCAGGAGCAAAATTTCTTTTCTTACCATCTTTAAGATAATCATCGAGCCACCTGCCCTTGGCATTTGCGTTTCCTTCGTGTCTTTTACCTTTATCGTCTACCCAAGGCGATTGATGGAAGTTATATTCCGGATGATAATATAGCCTTCTTACATATGGTGTACTTGATATAAGTTCTACCTTGCCATTAGCAATATCCTGTGTGTATACAAATGTGCTCTCATTCTGTAATGTGCCTGTATCTCTAGGCATTACCTGACTTTGAACTACATTCGTATGTATTGCTTCTGCTGTCTGTACTAATGACACCTGTGCTGCTGCCGTAAGCTTCCTTACCATAGGCATATTAAGCTTAACTGTTGACTTAACATTCTTTGCCATTACATCACATCCAATCTTACATAATTAACTGTACCATCCGGATTACGGCACTTCGTACCCTTGTATATATGCCTTGTTACACCAAACACCTTTATATCACCTTTAGTAATAACAGGAAGCTCCGGTGCAATATCTCCAGGTATCAAAGCACATCCTTCAAGTTGTATAAGAACCTTTTCTGCTGTTAATACTGTCTTACCGCTGTCCTGATAATTACATAAACCATCCCATATAACAGGTTCAAGAGGCTCTCCGTAGACATTCCTGCCTTCCTGCTCTATCTCTACATGTATTTCTGTCTTACACATGCTCTTTAATATCAAGCAAGGGTATCTCATACTCACACCCCCAGACTTAAGCAGCACAAGCCTGTCTGGCAAAGCACCCGGTATGTATCACGCTTTACAGCAATTCCATTCTGCACAAGAACATTCCAACTACTGCCAAACTGCATAGATACTCCATTTACAGCATAATTCTGTAAGACACAATTAATCATGTCTTCATTCTCATACTCAAAATCAGCCATATCGCAGCATACATCTATGATTATTGCCTGCTGGAACTCTGTCAGACTATCAAAGCCTCTTGATGTTATACGATTAAAAGTAAGCGAGTCGATATGACGGCTCGCCTGCTTTAATCTTCGTTCTATCTGTTCATCCGGGATAAGATTATGCTCACTCAGGTACTGTTCTTTACTTGCATATACCATAGGCTTACTCTGCAATCTCTTCTGCAGGATCTACATCAACGAATACAGAATCAACCTTACCATCCTTGCCATTAGGGAATACAAATGTATCACTTAACTGACGATTCTGATAAAGATATCCGTCTCCTTCTGTATGTGCTCCTGGTGCAAAGAAATAAATAGATGAAATCTTAGGTACTGTCTTACATGTCTGGCCACATGCGACAAGTACATTAATCTTGCGTGAACCCTGAACAGTCTTTTCATAATATGTGGCTATATTAGTCTTTGTAGGCTTTGCCACAACTGTATAAGCGCTGTCGCTCTTAGTGTAGTATGTCTTTCCTTCTACCACATCTGTATCAGTTGTTGCAGCATACTTTGACTTAAGCGGAGCAAAGCCGCCCTCTGCAACATCCCAATCGAATCTGTCATAGAATCTTTCATCATCCACAACTTCCATAAGTGTCACACCATCAATATCAGTTACACGTGTTTCAATGCCAAGACCACCTTCTGCAATCTGTGTCATTTCAATCTTACGTGTAAATTCCTTTGATACCTCAAGCTTATCCATAATGTCAGAAGATACATACATAATGAGGCTTCCATTTGCCTTATATCTTCTAAGCTTGCCTGCTGCCAGAATATGCTTAAGCTTAGCAAATACATTCTCTGCTGTATATTCTGTTGAAGCTGTTTCAGTATGATATAATTCTGTCTTCTGTGCAGCCTGTGCTACCTTACTGAAAAATAATGCATCTGTCTCTGGTACTACCTGTGTCTGTTCAAATATGTGTGAAATATTCTGAATAGATGCTGTCTGATTTGTTTCATCAACATCTGCCTTATCAACCATAAACTGTACATCTCTGTCATGTGTTACTGTGTAAGGAACATCTTTCTGGTTATATTCTCCTGTGTTCCATCCACCTGATCTCTTATGGTTCTTATAACCACTTACACTCATCTGTGTAAAATGGAAGGTCTTGGCATCTAACCATCTGACATTGTTTGTGATAAATGGTGATGTAAGTGTGCCCTGAATAAGAATTGCTAATAATTCAGGACTCCACTGTTCTGCATAATTTAAATTTGGCATATTATTTTACCTTTTTAACCTTTCTTAATTGAATCTATTCCATCTCTTTGTAGGAACATTTACATTGCTACCTGCAGAAGACTGCTGTCCATTAGTCTGCTGCCCTGCGCCAATCTGGAATCCCTCATTGTTCTCTGTGCTTGGCTTAAGTGCAGGTACATCCTTTAGAACCTGTTCAAGTGCAGCTTTAACATTGTCCTCTGATATCTTTCCATCTGTGCCCTTTGCCTTGCTGAAATCAGCCATCTTAAGCACATATGGAAGTGTCTTGGCATTAATACCAAGTGTCATTGCTACCTGTGTAGCCGCTAGCTCTATACGAGCCTGTTCAGCATCTTTCTGCGCTGTTGTTACTTCATTCTGAAGATTAGCATTAGCATTCTGCTGCTGTTCTACCTGCTGCTGTTTATTCTGCTTAAATGTTGCAATAGCCTGGCTTACTTCCTCCTCGGATAGTCCCTGCTGCTGGAAATAGCTTTTAAGCACAGCATTTTCTTTCTTGGCAGTTGCGGTGTCTAACATGCTCTGTATTTTGTCATAGTCAATTCCAGCCGCCTGCTGATTATTCTGACCACCTTGCTGTCCTGCCTGTCCGTTATTGTTACTTCCAGCGTTCTGGTCGCCGTTACCATCTCCGCCCTCTGCGAAGAACTGTAAATTAATAGGTAATGTCTTTCTCATCACTCTATCTCCTTTCTTCCGTTTACCGCCCGTCGGCATTTTCCTAAAGTTTAGTGCCATTAAGTTTTGGGCATATAAAAAGGACGTCCATTGCTGAACGTCCCAGATATCAATATGATATTATTTATTTTATTGTATTCAATACTTCTTTGAGCTTATTCACTATAGACCTTTGTCTTGAATATAACATATATATAGTTGCTGCAGATTCGTCATTATCTATAAGAGATTCGCCCTCTGCAAATGCTGTCTGAACAAATCCTAATGTTGCTGTTGTCTGTTCCAGTTCATACAAAGCATTCTCAAAATCAATTTTAGCAGACATATTACACCTCCATATTCATCTGTGCGTTAGTGTTCTGTATCTGTTCTTTCAGAACCACAGGCAGCTGATACTCTTCAATTATAGATATTGCTATGTCACACTGTCTACGCTTGATTGACTTGTAGGAAGTAACCTGAAACTGTCTTTTCAACTCTCTGTAGATATCTGTGTATACCTTACCGCTTAAAGACTTATCGTGATATGCATTGCTGTCTTTACCGCCTAAAGCGCGTGTTCCAACCTTGCGTACTGCTGTTGTTATTCTGTCACATTCTATATTCATAAGTGGCATATCCTGCTTGAAGTCTTCAAGTTCCTGCTTAACTTCATCAATCTTATCATTAACTTCAAGAATTGCCCGACTCTGCAACTGAAGTTGTTCAAGTGCTGTGCGTGGCTTGCTGTTGTTTATATGTTCTTCCATATCGTGAAAACGATTGATGTATCTTGCTGTAAATTCTGTTCCCTTTGTGCCTGTAAGCTTATGTGCTATAAACTCACAGCCTTTCTTGGTTACATTGTAGCAAGGTCTTATTTCTCCTTTATTATCCTTGTATGTACTTTCTGTAAAGAAATCAACGAAGCCAATCTTGGATTGGTTAAACTGCTCTACATAATTTCTTATGTCCCTTAATAATTTACTATGTTCTTTTCCAACCATTTCGGCTACTTCAATGCTTGTTATCGTCTGCTCTATCTTATTCATTTTTAAATCAATCTCCTTTTAAAATTATGTTGACCAATTCCAAAAGTAAGATATAATATTAATACCAGTACTTTGGTATTGGTGTGTTGAAGAAGTTCGTTTTGCTTGGTAGGTGGGCGAACTTCTTTTTTGTTATTTAATTCCCAATTTTTCTTTTAGTAGTTTTATTCCCTCAACAACTGCATTAACTCTTTGAGTATTCAATGCATTAGCACATTCTTGTATATCTTCAATTTCTTCTTTTGACATTCTGAAGCCTATCTTTTCTGTTCTAGGATTGTCTGTGGGTCTACCCATTTTCTTCTTATCTACTTTAATCACCTCTTGACTCTTGCCTTGTAACCAAATAAATGATATTATCTATTTGGTATCGAGCGGTGGCAAGTACCGCCCGAATTTTTCGTTGTCAGCCTTGCTTATTTATTAAGCAGGGCTTTTACTTTTTCTCTAGCTTCTTCAATGTCTTTACATTCATTGAGTATTGCAAGAATTTTTCTTGTCTGATTTTCTTCTGCTGTTTCCTTAAGCAATTCACCAATATTCATATCGTCTTCCATTCTTTTCTCCTTTCCAGCTACTTGCCTGCTTTACTCGTTAAGTATTCCTCAACTGCAATCTTATTATAACTTTTGGTCGACCATAAGTCAAGAGGTTTTTAAAATTATTTTGCGATATATCGTATGCTCACCTTATCACTTTATTAAAAGCTTGTAAACCGCTGTATTTCTCTATATTTCTCGTCAGTTTATACTTTTTTATTATAATTTTTATGAATAAAAATCTAGCAAGATACGCATAATGTAATACATTATAAAAATACTGCCATTTTATAAATTTTATTAAATAATTATTATTGCAGCCTACCTCTGCAATCAAAAAAGACGCAGCCTTTCGCCACGTCTTAGCTTATTCTTGGGGAGGTCAGGAGCCTTCCCTGACAGGACTTCTCCCCTATATTCAATTAAATATTTCATATCTTCCTTTCTTTTGGGCATAAAAATAGCACCCACAGCGTATTGCTATGCGTGCTTATTTCTTCCTTTTTTCTATTTCATATAAAGTATCTATTATAGCCTGATGATATAGTTTAATATCTACATCATCCTGATACATTCCCATTGTTAATCTATTCTGTAATATTAATACATGCCTTTTAAGCTGTGTCATTACAAAATCATCATCTTCCATAAATATTTCAGATTGTGATTTTTCTTTTTTCACTGGCTCTGGTGGCGGTGAATATCTTTTCAACATACGTTTCCTTTCTGTTGCACCGGTGCAACTTGGGTATAAAAATAACAGCTCTATAGCTGTTTATTCAATCTAATCTTCAATTTTCTTAATATCATATGCTACTGCACACTGATGTTCTATTTTACAACCTCTAGCCTTATCCCAGCCTTTAACAAAATATACAACATCAGCCTGTGATAGAAGTTCTATTGATTTTCCTAAAAACCACAATGGCTTAGCTTCTGCTGGTGCTCCTTCAAAAAAAGACTCTATAACTTCTACTTTCTCACCTAATAGCAGCTCTGCATATTCTATTGCCTTTTTCCTTGTTTCTTTTATTTCCTCGTCTGTTTTACCTGCCATAGGCTGGCTAATAAATAATTTTTTCATACTGTCTTGTCCTCACTTTCTTAAAATTGGGTATAAAAATACCACCAATATTTCGACTGGTGGCTGTTACTTGTTTTCTTTTATTTCTGCTTTATCTTCATTATTGCTTTCTGCCTTTATTGGTCCTTTTTCCAATAATGCAATCAATTCATCAATTGTCATTCCCGGTTTTCCATCTAATATACCATCCATTGAAACACCTCCTGCCTCAATATTACCCTCTCTGTATGCCAACAGAATAGCATTTTTTTAAAAACAAATCAATACACTTATTAATATTATCACTATATTTTTCCTGACACTCTCTCATCAATTCAACCGCTCCATTATAATCAAAATGTTCTCCTTTTGAAATATATCGTACATCTCCTTGATTTGTCACAATGGTCATAGTTTTTATTGTGTCGTGTCTCATAAATACTCCAATATCATTTGCTGAAAAATCTGTTAATCCAGGATGGTTGTGACATAATACCAAAGACTTATCTTTTGCCGAATGCAATAAATGAAACATATCTGAATCAGAATATACATCTACCTCATGCCTTCCACCTTTTATAAATTTAGTTTTTTTATTTGTTATTAAATCTACTACACATGCAACTTCATTACTGTTATTTTCATCTCTCGCAACTTTAAGTAAGTCCTTATGTACCTCTTTTATAAATTTATTATTATCAGAAGTAAAGCCCTTAGGATTAATTTCATTTACTTTATCTATTGCCTGCTCCGTTATTATAACCTTTTTGCCTCTATTTTTCTGTTTTAATACTTCATTTTCCCACTGTTCCTTTCTAGCCGCATACATCTTACGGTTGTCCTTATCTAATGAGTACTTAGCCAACCTGTCAAACTGTTCAACCATTCTGCCAGCATATTGCTGTTTCTGGTCCTGTCTGTAATCTTCTTTGACCTTTTCCAGTTCTTTCTTGGTAAACTTGCTATCCGGCTCTTCGTCAAGCTCTGGGAAGTATGTTGTATGTATATCCTTACAGTTTGGATGATAAAGCCCTGCTGCCATAGCAGATGACATAAGCGGATAAGGACCATCAGATGCCTTACCTCCACTCCATACATCATCTATAAGCACCTTCCCAACAAATGGAAGGCACTTAGGACAGGCATTAGCACGCTTATTCATAATAACAGTGCTAATTCCCCACGACTGTCTCATTTCACCCTCTCCGGTTAGATATGCACGCTTGTTAGCTGTCTGAATAGCCATCTTAGCATAATCTTTTACTGTGTGCCTGCTGCCATTCGCATATTCAATACAATTAATACCAGCTTTAAGAAAATCCTTTGTAGCCATATCAACTGCCTTCTCATATGTTCCTGCACCCGTATTCGCATACACCTGAGCATTGAATATTATCTGCCGGTATTTATCTTCCGACATTCTAAGCATTGCTTTTTCCGCCCTGTTAAAATCTGACTTCGTAGCTTTAATCAGGGCATTAAGCTTTCTTGTGTTAAGCTTGAAAAAAGCACCCTCAGTGCCTTGTGACACCTTGGATGCTTTTAATCCCTTTTTCAATGCTCTTAATATCTTCTGTTCCTGCTCTGTGCCGCCTGTCTGCCTTGCTGTAAATATCATTGCATCAATTGAACTGTTTATATCACTAAATCTGCCCGCAAAACGTGTCTTGTTATCTGCTTTATATTTTTCTAAGGCTTTAAGCTGTTCTACCTGCCATTGTGTCCAGTTGAATCCAAGTTCATCTTCTTCCGCTCTGTGTCTGTCAAGATTCCGTATCATTGAAGCTATCAGCTCATCTTCTATGGCTCTAAAAGCTTTCTCTATGTCATATTCTGTATTAAGTGCCATAAGCTACCTCACTTGTTATCAAAGCCTGTAAAACTATTATCAGCACCATCAACTGTAAAGCCATCTGCCTGCATATTAAGTGCCGGCTCTTCCATATCAGATATACCCTGCTCAGCCTTAAGCCTTGCTATCTCTTCCTGCTTCCATTCGTCATCCTTAGTATCTCCATACAGCTCATCAACAGATGCCTCTATGCTCATAATACCGCCCTGCTTTGCCTTGCTGACTGTTTCTACCTGGCTTTCAAAAGATGGGTTAGCATATTCGCCAAATGTCACATCAATATCTATATCCTTAATAGCTGTCTTATTAAGCGTGTCTATGGCATTAAATGTTGCTGTAACAAGCTTTGGAAGAACCTTCTGAAGCCGCTCTACAATGTTATTTCTGCTGTAAAGCGTTGCTTTCTCTTTCTCCCTCTGTGCATCCGCATTATCCAGTTTCTTAACATCTATGCCTAATGTTGATGGGCTCATAATCCCCTGTAAACAAAGATCCAACGCTGTGATATATGTTGCAAGATAGCTTTCGTGTGGGATATTGCCCTGTACAAGCTCTATCTTATTAACTGTACCTTCTGCCATGCTGCCATCTGTTTTTATATAAGCATTATCAAAAGCATTAGGCTTTAGCACTTTTCCATCCAGGGGATTCCTTGGTAACATATTCTCCGGTATATATTCCTTTGTTCTATTCCTCCTTAAGGCATCCATCCATTGTGACCATGCTTCATCCAGCGCATCAAAGTTATCTATCTTTGCATCAAATATGCTCTTGCCTCGTCCTTTATACTTGGCTGACTTATAAAACAGAAGAGGAACAGCCATTATAAACTTGTCATTCCAGGTAACATCACTAAGATGTGCCAGCTCCGGTATAACACTTAAATCATATTCCCTGCCGCCTCTTGTAAGCTCATAATGTATGTAGCCTATGCCATAATGTTCAAGTAATACATATTCCTGTCTCTGCACGTTATACACAGTCTTAAACACTATCTCCTTAACTCTTCCCCTGTCCTTGATAATCTCTGTCTTATCACCAGAGTAGAATTCCAATATAGGATACTTGCTAAGGTTCGTATCGAACGATATCTTGAATGCTCCATCACCGATATAAAGTGTTTCTGTTATTGCCTGCTTAACAAGCTCAATGAAATCATTTTCCTCTGCTATCTTATCCCATTCTGTCTGCCTGCTGCCAGCATCTATTAAATTCATATCATCTGTTACTATACTGGCCAGCATATCGCATAACATAGCAGGGAGACCTACGTGTATCTTTCTTATCTCCATACCTATTGTACAGGATGCAGACCAGAACCTTGTCTTGTCACCATCTATCTGGCTGTATAGCTGTGACAATTCTTCACTCTCACCTCTGTACCATATCTTGTTCTTTATGGCATTTCCCTCGTAATCAAGAGTTTCCTGTATGCTTATGGATCCATTAACAGCCGGCTGGATGTGCAGCCACGTTCTTATTCCTGTTTTTATCTTCTCTGCCATACTTGTAAATATGTTCACCTCTCTCACTCTCCTATCTGGAATTATTTCTTATTCTCTATACCTATCCTGCTTCGATAAGGAATCCAGCCATACTGTACGCTGTTTACCATATGGTCATTGCCATCCTCAGGCTCACAGTCCTTATCTTCAAGCCACGAATACGTTTCTAACTCTGTCTTGTAATTCGTGCAAGTATCGACAATATAAAAGCTTGGCTCTCTGCCCTTTTCGTCATTAAAGGACATCCAGCCAAGCTGTAAGTTAATTCTATCTATTATGGTTACTTTCTTATACGCATTATTAAATATATACTGGCAGTCAATGTGTTCTCTCTTGTACTTGGCAAACTCTGTTATCGTTGCCTGATCAGCGTTATCTATAAACACATTTTTTGACATTCCACCCCATTCTTTTCTGTTACGCTCCAGGAAGTCAATGTAATTCCTTACCGTATCAGACGGAGCTATTGGTATATCAAGTTCTGCATTGTTATACACCTTTTCATCCAGCACTATCAGCTTGCCCTTGTTTGTTATTCCCATAAAGGACATAGCAATCGTATCCGGGCTCTTGGTTGAATAAGCTGTATCAAGTCCGCTGGTGAATATTATGAAATATTCGCCCTGCATTTCATCAACCTCACGTCTGATGTATGACTTTGCCTGATCTCTAGTAATGATATGCCTATTGCAGAAATTAGAAAAGACAAGACCGGTAGCCTTGCCTCGTAATCCTAATATCTTGTTTTTATATATCTTAGTGCCAGGAGGATAGCTCATTTTTTTCTGTTCTATCTTCTCTGGTGTCATAGATATATTGTCTGTCATATTAAAGAACCAGTACACCCAGCCTTTAATAGGCTCACAACCGTTAAGGTCCTTCCATATTTCTTCCGGCACATCTGCCCTGTACTTATCTATAGGCCTTGCATGATTGATGTATTCTGAATATATAGGAAGTGTAGGCGCATCCGGGTTAAGCGTACCTACAAAGTATTCAGAACGTCCGAATATCTCTCGTATGAAGTCTATGTTAGCTGTATTGCACTCATCTACCCACACACATCCAAACTGTGAACCCAAGGCATTCTTCCATTTACTGGCATTATCATAGCCAAGAATATATATTATCTTAGTACTGCTGCCAGTTTTGAATTTAATGTGTGGAAGTTTATTTTCTTTATCGCCATTACCACAGTATTCCAGATTGGGGAATATCTGTAACAATCCCATATCAGCATTTATTATATTCTTCTCAATAACACCTGTTGTATTACCTGCTATAACGTGCAACTTCATATCTGATTCAGCTACATTCATAATGAACTTAACAGCTACTGTTGTTGTCTTTCCGGATGCAGTTGAACCCTCTAAGAACTCTGCTCTTGCTGGTGTGTCTATGTAATCCCAGTACTTATCACTTAGAAGCATCTGGCTCACCCCTTGCTTTACGCTGTGCTAATAGCTCTGCGAGTTCATTTTTAGCTGTGTCATTTACATTTGCTTCTATTCTCTCAATAGGATTAAGTCCTGCTCTATCCATTAGATCCTTTGCCGCAAGATATGCAACCATCTCATTTTTTGAATTTAGTAATTTTTCCTGCTTTCTAAACGCTTTAGGGGCAGCATATTGCAAGCTTGAGCGCATCATTCTGTTGTATTCGTTGCGGAATTCTTCGTTATTTTTCTTCCAGTCACATATCGTTTTAGGAGAAATGTTAATTGCCTCTGCAATTTCTTTGTCTGTTAATTCGCCCTGAACCATTAATTCCAGGCACTTTATCTGCTTTGGTTTCATTTCTTATGTACCCCCTTTCTATTAACATTTATTAACATTTTTTATTTTCTCTTACTTAAGCACAATAAAAGGTACTGACAACTTAATGCCAGTACCTTTTAGAGGTGGATAGTTCTCATATTCGGAGTAATATTGTCAGTTCTTACTGACTCTATCTGAGAAAATTTATTCGTACTATATGCTAGTCCGTGGTTCAACATTTCTCTTTGTTTGTTCCAGTTTATATATTAACACAGAAAAAGCGGACAAATCGGACAAACTTCAAATTTCTTTTAAAAATCTCTCTATAGCTTTTCTGCAACTTTCTTCTGTGTGATGTTTTCCCATTCTCTGTGCCACCTGAATCCAGGTTAAATCATCAAGAAATCTATACTCAATCATTCTTCTTATTCTGCTATTTTCAATTTTTTCTATAAATTCCTCAACTTCATTTGTTATCTTTAATAATTTTATTTCATACTTTTGTAACTGACTCTCTCTTGCTATAAGCAATGTCCTCTTCCTGCTATACTCAGGATATGGATATCCCTCTATCTTATAATGCTGTATACCTCCATCCCCACCTGTAACAGAATCAATTACACTCATTTGTTCCTTTTCCATTTTCTCAATCTCTCTTATTAACTTATCTCTTCTTGTTCTTATGTAATCATATTCCTGTTTTATGTCACAATACTGTATTAACGCTTCCCTAATATCTGCTGCCATATCTCTTTACTTCCCTTCCCGTTTTATTTTCTTGCACAATATATATCTCTATGATACAATACATATGTTCTGTTTTTGAGAAAGGAAGCTGACAGCGTGGTGAGTTTGGCTATCAGCTTCTCTTTTTTTGTGTGATATTATTTTGTATTGAATAAGTATTTGTTAATAGTTCTATTTTTCTTTTATCTCCTGTATTTCTGTTCTGTGCCATCCGCCATCTTTACTGTTATTTCTAATGGATATCCCTTAGCGTCATAACCTACACTTAAATAACGTTCCTTTATTATTTCCAATGGCTTACAATGTCCCTTTTCACAATGCTGTGCTTTAGTTTTATCATTGTATTCCGTTCCACATATCTCACATATGTAATGTTTAACTTCTTTCAATATAATCACTTCCTTTCGTCTCTCTCCACCAATTAAAATCCCAGCCATTATTAGTTAACTGCTGCCTTATATGATTACCTTTGTAATATGCCTTTCCTTTACTTCCGTTCCGTCTGTATATCTGATATATTCCTGGCTTATCTGGTTCTGCATCATAGCAATTATGCCACCCTTGTGCTTCCATTTTTTCTTTAAATGTCATACACTCTTCAAACTTTAACTGACCTATCATTGTTTCATACTAATCTCTTTATCAAACTTTTCTTTTTCCAAAATTTCAATTATATAATACACTTTTCCTTTTTCAGCTCCCCATTCTTCTTTACCCTTTCCTAGTCGTAATATGCATTTACATTTAAGCTGAGGAGAATTCTTAGAATATCCATTACGAAAAATTATCTCTTGTACTCTATCTTGTCTTATTTCCTCTGGAACGTCATTGCCTTGTAGCAATTCATACTCATATCTTTCGCTAAAAATACTTGATGGGTATATTGTTATCGCACCAAAAAGATTCTGGAAACGTGTTTCATAATATTCTTTTATTTCCCTATATTCTTCTTTCTTCTCGCCTGAAGCAATCATATCAAACCATTTTTTCTTGATTGGCAATGTTAGCATTATGAATCACCTCCCTTTTTACCATTTTCTGTATACAAGCTCATCCTCATTCCATTCCGGATAAAGCTCCTGCAAATACTGTCTGAATATCTCCAACATCTCCTTTCTCTTTCCTTGATTTCCATTGTCTAACATATTGTGATGGAACTGACATCCTATAGCTCCATTCTGCGGTATTCCTAAGCCGCCTCTTGACCTTGGTATATAGTGCATAACGCTTAGTATTTGCTCTGAATACCACGTTGAACCCTGCATATTGTATTTCTTAATGCAGAAAATACACTGACCGAAGTCTCTTGCATAGATTTCCTTTCTTGCTTTTTCTGTAAATTCGTGTGCTCTTGCCTGTTTTGATTTTCCCATTTCTCTTCTAACTCTCCTACAAAACCAATTGTAATTTTATTATTCATTGCCCTGCACATCTCAAGCGTACAGCCTGTTGAATGTTCCCACCCTGGTGCAAATACTGCCACATCACACATATCAAGCATAGAAATGCATATATTCATAATTTCTTTGTGTGTTGTATCCTTGGGAAGGTTCTCACACACCTTTACTGGGTTAATTACTGTATGTCCCTGCTCTGTAAGAACTTTTTCGATTGCCTCTGCTCTCTCCTTATAGTCGGATGTTCCTGTTACCGGTAAACTTATATATACTTTCATCTGCTGCCTCCTTTTAGCTGTTCAAGCTCTGTCTTTATGTTTTCTGCTAATGCTATAAGCCTGTCTATAATGTTGTCTGTAATATAACTGTTAGCTTCCAATGTGAATTTAATATTTGATGCCGCAGTTATAATATTGTTCTTTATATCAGCTTCTGATGTGAGAGATTCAACTGTCCCCTCAACACGTTCTACTGGCATAACATCAGGATAATCTGCAATATTCTTCTGTCCTTCAACCTGCTCATCTATAGGCTCAGCTTCTGTCTTTATCGGCTTTTCAGGCTCCTGAGTCTCTATAGGAGATGATTTGGGAACTGTCTTTTCTATATCGTGGATTTCCTCCTGCTTTGCCTTTACAACCTTTGTTTTCTTTTCTGACTTTTTTATATCAGCTTTGGAACTGTGTTGCACCGGTGCAACTAGGGGTTTTTTCTCAGGATATTCTTTAGCATATATCTGCTGCCATACTGTCTTGGCATCAGCCTCACTATTTATTATGTTCCTGCCTGCTATGTTCATTGTGGCAATGTATACTTCCTGTGGATTGTATGTATCCTTCTCTGATGTCCTAAGGCTTACAACTGCTATATCCTCTCCCTGCTTGAAAGAAACTGCTTTTCTTCCTGCTCCCTGTATTCGTACTGAATAAATCATATCTCCCGCAGGTGCAAACATATCCACAATGTTGTCAGCATTTAATTTCTCGTGTGTAACTGCATCATATATGCTTTCATATACCTCTATATTCTCTTCACATATTTTGTATATAATCTGCTCAAGCTCTGTCTTTTCGGTATCTGTGCCCTCAGCATATATTTCCAGATCACTTATTTTCTTTTCCTCATCAACTTCCGCTTTGAGTGTCTGTATTTCCCTCTTGGAATACTCTGGTGTAAGCTCCTCATTAAGTTCATCCGGAAGCTGGAGCATAATAACAAGCTTGGCATACCCAAAACCTTTATATGACGTCTTAAGCACTGGACTGTTGCCATTTTCCGAGAACCTGTCATTAATGCTTATAAAACGTGATACCATTGTCTTATCCAGACCATACTCCACCCTGGCAAATTCGATTACGTTAGTATATGCAGACCATTTTAGAATATCTGTATCTCTTGCCAGCTTTAACAAATAGCCAATTCTTACGAACCCCTCAGCAGTTTCTTTCATCTGCTTATCAAGTGCCGTCTTATATTCATCATAATTCCTAATTTCTTCTAATTCATTCATCCTGCTTTCCCTGCCTTTCCTGCAATGTGAGCTACATAAGCCTTTAAGAAGCTGTCTATTGTCTCTTTGTCTGGCTTGGTATCCCTTATTCCATACCACTGCTGTACCTTGTTATTTTCATATTCCACTGTAATATATGGTTTATCTGGCTCATTTTCGTGCCTTATTACAAGTATTATTGCTTTATTCTGGTTATAGTTGCTTAAATACCTCTGATGGTCATCACCCACACAATGATGTAAAATACGTCCTTCCATAACAACTTCTCCTGCATCTCTTGCTGGTCTTATAAGCAGTCCCGACTGCTGCCAGGTATATTTTGTTGTAACTTTCGCTGAATTAACCTTTATCTTTGCATATTTCTCATTCATCTGTTTAATGTATTTGGCACTCTTTGCACGTTCCATCTTCTCTCTTAACTCTATGTATGTTTTGTGAAGTTCTCTCGGTCTTAAATACACTGTATTGCTAAGATCATCTCCATTAGCTTCCCTCGCTCTTAAGTAATCATCATATTCTGTAATAGCATCTGCCAGAATGGCGTGTTCTGGTATATTCTTATTAAGATAGTTCAATAGCTTTTCAGGGCTTTGGTACTTTAAAATGTGCTTTAGCTTATCTTCCGTAGGTGCAGCTATATACAATCTTGTAACAATCTCTGCATTATGCTGTGTAAATGGTATTTTTCTGTAATTCATAATTTTAATTACACTTAATGCAAGCAGTTCCTGTTCGGACTCTCTTAAATACCTTAACTGTTCAGTTGTTATTCTTAAAATTCCTGCGGCTGTTTTTGCTTTTTTATTAATATCTCTTGTTTGTCCCTTCGCAAAAATTAATCTCCTGCATATCTGCATAAGGCCTATTTTGTATAACTGCTCTATCTGCGGTGCGTGTGCATAAGCAGTAAGAGTATCATATCTGGCCAGTATATGCCTTTCCTCTCTTGCACCTACCTCACTTATAAGCTTATATGCTGTTGCTGGGATGTATCTTAAATCACTTTTTTCAACTGCCTCACTGTAATTAACTTCACACAGCTTGCCTGACCTGTATATGTCAAGCTTTTTACTCTTCCACCATTTTCCTGTATTACAGCTATTGTCATATATCCTCTCATAATCTCTTCTTAAGAACACCCTGCCATACTCCAGTATCTTTTTAGTTAATATACTGCCTGGGCTTCGTACTGCTCTTACTGAGTAAGCTCTTATTACAAGTGTTTCATCTTCTGCTGCCTGATACAAAAGCACTTCAAACACCTGATTTGTAATCTTTGCACGCCCCCAGTTAAGCAGTGTCCCTTTTCTTTTGCATTTTGGACACTCTTTTGATTGATATCTTCGTGGCACAATATCCACCGAAGGACCTGCATAAGCTTCTGTGGCTTTTATTCGCCTTGTAAATTTTTCTCCACACTGACAGCAATAATAATCTGCATAACTACCATTGCGCTTGTAATAAATAATATTTCCAGCTTCTATGTACCTGTTAATAGTTTCATCTAAGAACTTTGGTTTTTGAGGCATAATAGCAAATAACTTTTCTTTTTCATTTTCTTCTTTTAACATTCTTTCTGATGTTTTAATATCAAATGCTTTCTGCTCTATTGCATAGATTAAATCTTCGTTATCCCAGCCAGCAGGTATTTCCTTTGCATACCATTCTTTTAATAACTGCTTATCCACTCTGTCTATACTAGCTTTACTCAACTCTCCTGAATATGGCCTGTTCCAGCAAGTTGATATACAGTCCCATTTTTGATTTTCATAATTAAAATGTGCATATTCTTTGTCATTCACTGCCATTCTGTACTTTATTGTCCTAGCGATATAAAGGTCTATTATCAGATGCTTTTTATTATCAATATCAATAACAGCTGCTGTCAGTTCTCTATCTGATACAGGTATTCTGCCTTCATATGCTAATATTTTCTGCTTTTTCACTATCTGCTGCCTCCAAGATAATATTCATCTATAAGCCTGTACGCTGTTGCCATTCCGGGGATACCCATTTTTACATTGCTATTTCTTATGCCCGCCTGTTTTACTATATTTTTGTCTACATCATACGAATTGGTGAAACTCCATTTTAGAAGTGCCGCTATACAGCCTTTAATGCTCTTACCTTTTGTTCTTACCGCCACAGCCATATCTTCGCACTCTGTACACCTCTTTTTTATGTAGGTAACCCAGTCTTCTATTATCTCTTTAGGCTGTAGCTCCTCTGTCTCAACCTCTATTTTTCCAAATGCGGCCATAAGCGGAGAACATAATTTATCCACCATTCCATCTATATAGTCCTGCGCATCATCTTCATCTATGCCATTTTCTCTTGCTATTGTCATAACTGCATCAGTATCACCTTCCTGTAATTGTGCTGCTGCCGCTTCGTTTATTTCTTCTGCACTGTTAAACTCTCCGAATATATCAAACATCTTCATACTCCTTTACTTTCTCTATATGTCCTTTTAACCAGTTCCTGTATGAATGTTCCTCTTGCAGGCGGAATTCATACTTATGTCCCGCAAGCAGTTCATCCAGCTTTATCCATTCATCTGCGTTTGCCACATCACCGCCTTTTGCTGTTTTATAATTATTCTGCTTCCACTTGTCTGGCCAGCCAGCATTAAAAGCATTTGCCACATAAGGAGACTCTGTATATATAACCAGTTCACATTTTTCTCCCATCCGTTGTAGTGCTTTAATAACTGCTATTAGTTCTGCCCTATTAGGCTTCATATCGTACAGCAGTTCTGTGCTGTCCAGTGTTATCGGCTCCGTGTCTGTTACAAGCTCCAATATGTAGCCTATAATGCCATTCTGTACATTTAGTCCCTTAAAGGTTGTTGCTGTATATATGTTTACCTGTCTCATTGCTCCTCCTTATGGGTCATCCTGTAATCGTAATAGCTTGTACTCTGTATAATGCAGATAATTCATTCCTGTATAAGGGTTTGTCCCCATTACCACTGACAATGGGTCAATGAAATATCCCGGTGTCGGCTCCGGACCATTTTCTATAATCTTTCTCATCGTCCTTCTGCTGTAATCAGTGCGTTCTGGCTCAGGACGTACCAAATTCCTTGAACAGGAATACTTAACAAGTTCTTTCTGTTCCTGCGTGCTGAACATATTAAGCTGTTCGTATTCTTCCGTATTTTCTTCCGGCTGCTTAACGATATACTCCGCCAGATCTGCATATCCGCCAGTTTCATATATGTTCTGATAGTTAACGTGGCCAAACCTTTCCCAGCACTTTGTTATAATCTTATCTGCACCTGTAACCCTGTTTATAAGGATATGTATATGCACACCTCCGAGTGCTCCTACCTCAATTCTGTATATATACTTCACAATCTCATCAATACTCTTATATCTTGTCCTGAGACTTCTTAAGAAGCTGTTAAGGTCTTTCCTTACTTCATCAATGCTTTTCCTTGTTCCCTTCGGATACTTTAGGGTTGTCCATAGATCTCCCTCCTTAAAGTTTGCTTTTATTAATCTTCTTACCCTCTTTTCTTTATTCCTCTGGTTCTGCTTTCTAATCTGCTCCTGTGTTGCTTTCTGTCTTTTATGGCGTTTCTCGCCCTTAGCTCCATAATTACCAATAAATTTGTACTCATACTCATTAGAGCCAGGGAAGTGCCATACATCTTTTCTGTAAGCCATACCTGTCTCCTTAAATGTCCTAACTTTAATATATTTATAAAGTTACAAAGACGAGCCTGCGCCCGCTTGACTTTCAGTGAACTTACACATATAATAAATATGAGATTTATCTATATGTGTTTTGAGAAAGAGCCGGTATTCCCTTGTACCAGCTCTTTTTCTATTATTCATCTATACTTTGCTTACTTTTACATATATAGTGTCTGTTATTGTTTTATCTATATAGACTTCCGCCTTTATCTTTCCGTACTCTTCTGCCAGCCTGAATAATCTGTCATACAGGTTATTATACGGAACTGCCACAAAAGATATTATCCAGTTCTTGTCTCTTTGCTCTTTCTCAAAGTGCTCTTGTGCCTGTGCATATAACATTTCTATTCTTCCTACCTGTCTCTTATTTCATCCAAGGTTTTACATAACTCCTCTAATGACATTCCTTGCCGCTTTGCAAGTGCGGCTGCACTTATGTTATAAGTCCAGATAGAAGACATCTTTATTGCATTACCTATATCCAATATTCCCTGCTGTAACCCTATTCTGACAAATTGAGGACTACAGCCCATTATTAATGCTGCTTCTGCTGTCTTTATTTTTATATTAGGCATTAGTTACTCCTCCTATTCAATAATAAAATCATTTAATCGCAGAATGACCAACTACAATGTGGATAACCTTCTCTATTGCAATATTTATCCTACGCTTCCCTTGCTACGATTGAATTAAAATGCTCCATAATATCACCTTTTCTTATCATCTCTGCATAAAACTAATATTGTTATGCAGATAATAGTTGTTATTGCTATTGCCGTTATATTCATATTTTTGCTCCTTGTTTAAATATCTTGTTTAATCTTGCTTTTACTCCTATACTTTAATTACTGATATTGCAGTACCTAGTTTAAAGAAAGGAGTTTACTTATGCTAAAAGTAGATTTAACAGTTACACTTTCTGTTATTATTGCTATCTGTGCCATCATTTCCCCTATTATCACTACACTTTTAAACAATCATCATCTTTATAAAATGCGTAGACTGGATGATGCTGCACAGCTTCGAAAAGATTCTTACTTTTATAAACGCGGTGTATATGAAGACTACTTGCGTTATACAAGCCAATGCTTAACCAATCCATCAGCATCAACATTGAATGAATATGGTAAAACCTATGCACTTGCCCTTATCTATTTCCCTGATGAATTGCAAGAACAACTTATTGCTATAAACGAAGCCATCAGCAATCATATGTGGGCTAACGCATTATCAAATCTCAATGAAATTGCACCTGTAGTCCGTAAGCAAATACAAAAAATGTAATCCAAACGCATATCAATACAGTCCATACAACATAAATAAGATATTCTTTGTTGTCGGGCTGTATTTTTCTCATTACTAAAATACATATACAAGCTACTACATATAAAATTATCAGTAGTATCCACGCACTCACGCTCTCACCTCCTTGTATGTTACTTGCTTGGAATATCTTGCCTAATTCTGTCACAGCTCCTATACTTTAATTACAGGCTATTGCCGTAGCCGAGTATTTTTGAAAGGAGACTTATTATGGATAAAGAATTGTTTTATCATACTGTTGCGACAGAAACTGCAAAAGCATATGTTTCAAATAATATGCCACTTTATATAAACTCTGGTTCTGCTAATTACGCTAAAGACTTTGCAGAAAAATATATTGAAGCATATGAAATTGCTAAAAATGTTGATGTTGCCAATTCTAATATGAATTAACACTCTGTCACTTCACTAATTATCTTTGCGGCATCTGATAAAATTGCTTGTGCTTTATGCACAGAAATTCCTTTATCTGAAAGAACATTTATTACATCAATAATTTGAGGTAGCTCTTCCATAGATGCCGCAAAACCCTTCATTCGTTGAGAAAATATTTCTTTTATCTTTTCTTCTCGACTCACCTCTCTTACCTCCTTGTTATATTACTTGCTTGGAATATCTTCTGTTGAAAACAAATAATCCATAGTGAAATTTGGAAATTGAGCTTTTATTGCAAGCATTTCACTTCTTTTAAACTCTGTATTTCCAGCCATTTTATTTTTTAGGCTTTCATATGTCATATTTGTTTTTTTTGAAAGTTCTTTGATTGTCATTTTCTTTCTTGCCATTTCGGCACTTAAATTATTAAACAATTTTATTCAATACTCCTTTCCATTACCCTGTGTCGTAATTTCATTATCATTATATACCCTATGTCGTAATTGTCAACCCTAAAAGATAATTTTTTTACTTTGTGGGGTAATTTTTATTTACAAATATGATGAATAGAGTTACAATCTAATTACAACGGAGGTACACATATGGGATTTACAGATAAGTTAGACTTACTTATGAAAGAAAAAAAAATTAACAAAGCAGAATTAGCAAGAGAATCTGGAGTTCCTTATACTACAATAGATGGTTTTTATAAAAAAGGAAGCGACAATGTAAAATTATCAACCTTGAAAAAGCTTTGTACTTATTTTAATTGTTCTCTTGACTATCTAGCAGATGATACTATTAATGAACCGCAAACAATAGCCGCTCATTTTGACGGAGAAGAATTTACACCAGAAGAATTAAATAAAATAGAAGAATTTGCTAATTTTGTTAAATTAAGCAGAAAATAAATGAGAAACAAAGGGGATGAATTAATTTGACAGAATACGAGAAGTTATTATCCAATGCAAATGATAATGATGTTACAGTGTATGATGACTACAATTTGAAGGGAACAAGAATTAAAGGATTATATTGTGATGGCACTGTTGCTATAAGTAACGACTTAAGAACTCAAAAAGAAAAAGCCTGTGTCCTTGCTGAAGAACTTGGACACTTCTACACTTCCACTGGCAACATATTAGATATGTCAGACACTTCTAACAGGAAGCAGGAATTAAGAGCCCGCCTATGGGCTTATAACAAACAAATAGGCTTAAGAGGTCTAATTGATTGCTATAAAGCCAATTGTAAATCTATTCACGAAATGGCTGAATATCTTGATGTAACGGAAGAATTTCTGCTAGAAGCCATTGAGTGCTACCGCTCAAAGTATGGGGTATATGCTAAATTAGATAATTATTTTATTGGCTTTATACCTACTTTATACATTATAGAAGAATACAGACAAGCAACAGATTAAAAGGAGGGGATAAAGTGCTAATTAGTAAAAGTGATTTAAAATCATTAAAAAAGCAGTACAATTTTTTAGTATATAATAGATTTTATATTTACGTTCATTATATACACGGAATACCTAATCAAAAATCATCAACCTGTACTATTGGATTGTTTGATGCTGGATTGTTTTTAGATTTTTTCCTTGGCAAAAAATGCATATATGATATAAAAGATATTTCAAATGTTTTTTATACATCATATTATTTAGTTATTGAATTTACCGATAATTCATTTTGGACTTTAGTTTGTAATAAAAAACAAGCTGATAAAATATGTTCTGTACTAACAACCGAATATAATATTATTTCTATAAATAAAGATATTTTGCATTATTTGCCTAATAATTCTGTATCTGATGCAATTACATATACAGAGATATCTAAACCTAATGAAATATCTGCATTAACACACAATGAAAACCAACTAAAAATTTCTAATCAATTTAATCTTGAGCAACCTGCTCAGATAAATAATATTAATAAAACAATCGAGCAACACAATCATACTGAAAATAAAAATGAGCATATTAATTTTCCTAATTGGTATATATCTGTATCCTTTGGAAAATCATCTTCCAGTAATTATATGAAGGCTGTTACGCTGGCACAACAAGCCCCTCAATACCATACGCAAACAGATAATGGTATTATTCTACATCAAGCAATATATTCTAGCCGACCTAATGAATACCTTGCTTTTATCAGCCTATATGAACTTGTTGCAAATTGGAAATCATCTTTTGTTATAATTAATGGAAAAGTTATTGATAGGAAAATAGTTGGTCAATTAAATTATTGCTATGGAGACAAATGCAGAAGTGGAAATCCAAATTTTTGCTATGGAGCAAGCTATATGACTGAAAATCCTTTTGGTTGTCACAGACTTCAAGTTAGTGCTGCTAATAATCCTTGGTGGTCATTCTATAGACTGATAGGAAACACATATGTTCTTAATCAAGCTGAGCTTAAAGAACGAATTGACTCTTATGCCGCTATATATTGCATATGTCCTTGCTTTAACTATCAACGAATAATGCAGACATATAACTCGCTACCTGTCAAATTATCACAAAAGAAATATGCTCAATTGAGAGCTAATAGATTTGGACTTAAAATGTAACTGTATCATAGTAAAAGTATGCTAATAAATAGTTACCATTACGCTAAAGTTACCGCTTTGGTTAAGATTTAATATTTTGATTAACACTATGATTAGCAGGTATTACTATGAGTGAAAGCGAAAAACTAACGCAGACTGATGATAATTTTTGTGAAGAACTATATCAAGATTATATGAATAGTTCAGATAAAAATGAAAGTTACTCTCTTGAAGATTGTAAGAAAGAATGGGGCTTGATTAATATATCACCTTCGTGTTGATGAGAACTGATATATAATCAATATTGACACCCAAACATATAAATGGTAAGATAAGGTCAACAGAAATGGTCGTTGTTTAAAATGACTAGCGAAAATCCCTCTTACCATTTATATGGAAAGAGGGATTTTTTCCTTTATATTGACTTAGTAACAACTTTATATTAATATATATCTCAAGAAGATATGGCTAACTTGTTTGGCTGTGAATAGAGGACTTGAGATATATGACATCTCAGGTCCTCTATTTGCATTTATAAAATATATGAATAAACACAGGAATTGAACAATTTCCAAAATGGAATTTGGTATGCAAGAGAACTTCGTGAGGTTTTGGGATATACGGAATACAATAAATTCTTACCAACCATACAAAAGGCAATTAAAACCTGCGAACAAAGTGGCATTGCTGTTTCTGACCATTTCGCCGAGGTGAGCGAGATGGTTTCTATTGGAAGTAATGCCAAAAGGAAAATGCCTAGTTTTCAGCTTTCCCGCTATGCCTGTTATCTAATAGTAATGAATGGTGACCCTAGAAAAAAATAATTGCTCTTGGTAAAACCTACTTTGCTGTTAAAACTCGCCAGCAGGAACTTATAGAGAATTACGACTCTCTCTCCGAAGACCAGAAACGATTAGCAATCAGATATGAAATGATTGAGCATAACAAACAACTGGTAGCTGCTGCCAAAGATGCAGGCGTTGATACCTCTCTGGATTATGCCATATTCCAGAATTATGGTTAAATGGGATATGAAGAATTAGCTGCTAATCTTTTCCGTGCTACTCAGACTGAAGCCAAACTTAAGCGTGAGAACATAAAAGGAAAAGATAATGCTAACCAAACTCATTATGATGTAGGAAAAGAAGTAAGAGATACTATCAAGCGTCTTGGAGGAACAATGCCCGAAGATTTACCAACTCCGGATAAAAGCATTAAACAAATTGAAAAAGAGCAGAAAAAACTAAAATAAATAAAAGCTCCT